TGTACTTCTTATGTCTTCGTGTATATGGTCTATATGGTAGAAGAGTACTGGGAAGGTTGGTTCGTCATAAATAGAACTGAGACCCAAATTCTCCAAATACTCCTTATCTTCCTCATCCCCTTCCAGGGCAATAGCGTCTAGCACAACTGGTAATTTAAACATCTTTTTTATTATTTAACTGTTATAACCCATAAAACAAATAAGGCGATTATTACTCCGAATACCGCCATCCAATCCATTACGATTTTATACTCTTCCATAGTGTTGCAAATATAAATCAAAAAAGGGACACAATGCAATTATCATTCTAAACTCAATTGATTTTCGTTTATTGTAGAGCGTAATTCCTCTCTTACCTTTTCTAATAACCCATATTCCTCATCGGTTAAGTTATCGTTGTACTTCATCTGAGACCGAAGGTATTGGTCAAAGGTGTGAACAACCAAGAACCACTTAGTACCTTCTACTGCAAAACGAAAATCGTCCTGATCATCCGGCAAATTAAATTTAAGTATAGCTTCCATTTTGTTTGTGTTGTAATGCTTCCTTTATAGCAAATAAATCTGTTATACTAGTATTAGTAGATCGCAGTCCCTCTCCGGTTTCGATACAAGTAATAGCGTCACGTAAGTCTTTACAATCTACCGGATAATCTTCTATCTTCTTAGTGAGCACTGCTTGGCTGATTTCTTCCTTGGTCTTATTCATAGCCCAAGCGAATGTCTTGGCATAGCGCAAGTACTGTTTAGCGTTTATCTTACTTTTCATTCTCTATTTTATTTATGGTGTCAAATATACGATAAACTAACTGAGGTACAACAGCGTTTCCATATGCCATCAAACTTTCTCTTCTCCATCGAGGAAAGGTAATACCGTCCAATTTGGGGGAAAACCCATCATCTCTGCTACAAATGGGGGATTGAGTTGGAAAGTTTTCCCAGGAAGTGCGAAGTATCCGGGAAGTGTTCCCTCGTCTGTCGCTAATCCCAAAGCTTTTCTCTCCTCTATCTTCTCTTTGGTCCGAGCCCCTTTGTAATCCCTCGTTGTCGGTGTTGGTAGCATACCCATCGTTGCCAGATCGTTCAGCTCTATTGTATAGCCTTGTTCCAATTTTCTCTGTATTCTGCCATCCGTTATCTTTCCCCCATTCTTCTCGTCCCTCGCATTTGGTGTCGGTAGCAATGATGTAGAGTCTATCTCGTTTGTGCGGAGCACCGATGCCGACAGCTGGTAATATAAACGGTTGGACTTCGTAGCCCTCACCTTCCAAATCAGCGTACACCTCTTCGAGAACCAATCCGTCCGACCAACTAAGCAGTCCACGAACATTTTCCCCCACGACATACTTTGGTCTGACTTCTCTGATGACCCGGAGCATTTCGGGCCAAAGATGGCGTTCATCTTCTTTTCCCAATCTTTTTCCAGCGGTACTAAAGGGTTGACATGGGAATCCACCGGAAATAATGATGTCATCGTTTCTCCATTGTGTTCCAAATCTTTTTGAAAGTTCAGCGTTAATTGTGTCATATGTTAATGTCTTTATGTCTGTGTGGTGATATGCTTCGGGCCAATAGTGATTTAGTACTTTGTTTCCAAATTCATTTATTTCGCAACTAAGATAATTTTTCCATCCAGCCCATTCTGAGGCCAAATCGAAACCTCCGATTCCGGAGAATAAACTAAAGTGTATCATTTTTCTTTGTGTCTGTTTTGTGTTCGCCTTTTACTTCCCAATAGTGATTACAAGTACCGTCTTCTTTTACCGGTGCTTCCATGAAGTATGACTGATAGTCTGAGGCCGGAGCCAAATATCGGTAACAGCTCCTCTTCTTCTTGCAATCTTTTCCACTGCATTTTGTTATATCACTCATGGGGCAAATATAATACTAATTTTTATAATAAACGATCTTTGAAGAAGGTATGATTAAAGTAGTCCTCTGCTGTTGGGAATGGATGCATCACTTCTAGTGTTCCGTGTATCCAGGCGTTCATAATCTCTTCCTTTTCCGCTCTGAGCCCCGGACGCAAGTAAGTGGCGATTATATAGGATCGGGTCTCAGGGTTGAGCGCACCATCCCCTTTAATCTTCTCGATTATTTCTTCCAAAGGCGTATTCATTTCATTTGTTTTGCTAGTTCGGCTATATCCTGGAATAATTTACGGATCAAAGCAGAGTTCAATTTTACAAATACGGTCAGGAGCTTAGTATCTCTCTTTTCCTTACCTCTCAGCTTGCGCCTATTTTTTGCGTAGTACTTCATTTATTACTTCATTTACTGTTCTACATTCTTCGCATTATTTATTTTTCTTGCTTTCGTGATATTCTCTCTTTAAACGATCAGCTATCTCCATCGCCCTGGGATATGTCTTCATCGTCTTCCTGTTCCCAAACTCCCAAAGCTGATGACAATCCATACAGTATAGCATCCAATTTTCGGGATGCTGTCTCAAAGTCGGATAGCTCCCCTTTGTAATGATATGCGATACGAACATCGGATGAAAGTGTAGAAGACGAACACCACATTCTTCGCATTGATGGTTCTGTCTTGTGGACCACATATTTTTGTACCACTCTATATCCCCTTTCATTAATTTATCCTAAATACTCTACTACCGTTCTTATTGGGTCTCCAGGTTACTCTTGCCAATTCGCTGTCAATTATCATATTCTCACCCATGTATGCTTTTATGTAATTGGAGTGTTCTCTCTTCTTTTCTTCTAGTTCCATAATCTGAGGCCCAATGGCAAGATATTCCTCAATATGCTCATCTATCTCAGGAGTGCTGACAATTGAATTCTCTTCCGGATTGGCAAAGCGAGTATTCAAGTACTCAGCATATGCCTCTGTCCCATCAGGAGGAGGAGCAAACTGATCATAGTCCTCTCCTAGCTCAAGAGCCAAACGGCCTGCTTCTACCCGATCCCAAAAGTCTTTGGTCACATTAGCAATAGCATCCATAATTTCCTGATCCTTCTCAAAGTAGTGGACTTTCAAATTTCTTCCGTCCTCAAGTGCAACTAAGTAACCTTTGTCTATACCAAGGCCCATCATGTAGGTTTGCAACTGCAAGTAATAAGATGGAGGAATACCACCTTCCCACTGCTTACTGCTCCAACCACTGATTGTCTTAATCTCAATAATTGCCTCAACATTGTCGAGATTAATCATACCATTTCTCACCCGGATATTGCTCTTACTTATTTGCAATCGATCTGGAGAGAAAAATAGGTGAGGATACTCAGGGTTTATAAGATAACCTACCGGCTCATACAAGGTACGAACTTTGGTCCCGGCCTCGTGGTTCTTAAGCATGGACTCATCATCTCCATCCCAATAGGAGAATATCTCAGCAACAGTCTGTTCCATAATAGTTCCCATGAACATAGGAATATTCTGCTGTGCCTTTTGGGGGATGAGACCAATCTTTTGGTAATATAATTCAGCTGGGCTCTTCCAACTGTTTACGCCCATTAATGTTCCGACCTCGGAGGCCCCTAAACCTTTAGAACGGAACTGTAGCCATTCGTCATAGGCTTTATCTTTGTTAATTTGTACTAGTTGTAGATTCATCTCTTAACACCCATTTTTCAAATTCCGCAGCAGCAAGCAGAGTCAACTCCACTACTTGCTGAGGATTGTACTTCTTATCTTCCTTTGCAATCCAACCATTCATCAGTTCAACTGCACTCTTAATAGAAGACTGGCGTATGATGGAAACCTGCTCACTGGCATAATGCTTCATGTGAACAGGTTCCACCTTTTTACCAATCTTATCAGCAAGAGTAGGATTAGCTACGCCTCGTGACATCAGAAGGGGAGATCTGAGTTTTCGTCTTCCTGATAAACTTCTTCTGTCTCAACAACAGCAGGACCGGCAACCATATTGTTATATGCTTTGCTCTCAGAAGCACGAGCATTCAACTCGTTAACCTTGTCAATCCGGAAAGCTTCAACCTCAGACCAATCTACAGAAACTAGTTCTCCTTTTTTGTTGAACACCTCTTCGGGCTCAGGCATACCTTCACCACGCTTATATGCCCACTTCAAAGTCTCACCACCTTGCTTGAGGAAAAGAGCGGATCTTTTCTTATCGTCTACAATCTTTAGCGAGGGGATGAATTCTACTTTCTTACTTACATCGATGTTTGGAGCACAGTGTGCAAAAGCAATGAAGTATGCAGTCTGTTTACCGCTGTCTCCCTTAATACGGATTTGCAGTTGATACACCTCGTCATCTTTGATGTCAATACACAGATCTGTACCATAAGTACCTTCTCTTGTACTGATGCCCAAAATGTAGCCCTCGATAGAATCGTACAGCTCATACTTCTTGTCACCTAAACTCTTGGCAATCTTGCCTTCTCTAATTGTCAGGTAAGTTCTCTTACCCATTCCAGTTTTTAATCCCATGTCTATTTATTTTAAAAATGTAGTGCGAAGATAATATAAGTTTTGGTAATTCCAAATTTTTTTCGTAAAATTGTAAAAGATTATGAACAACGAACTGAAAGACAGAGTGCTTGAACTTAAGAACAAGCTTAAGCG